CACAACAATCATATAATAGATTATAATACATTCAATATAGAGCAGACATCTTGGTACGACGAACATCAACAGCGATTAGCACAACATACTATATGGCTTGAAGAGTTTATGAAAGACCTACCATTTGAAATAAGAACAGATATATAAAGATGTGGGGGTCACAGGGGGCACAGCCCCCTCATATGGCGTAGATTGCCATTACTCAAAGATATATGCGAAGATATGCCGTGAGCCGACAGGCGAAGGCAAAACGAATATATAATTGAATTTGACAGTATAATAGCCCCACAGGGGTAGGGGGAGTCAAAAACATACACCATTTTGACAACAACCGATTTGTCTCCGTTCTTTTATCGTCTGGAAGTTCATATACTTCAAGACTGTTTGTGTATTAGTCTTGACTTTTTTATAAATTTATTGTCCAGCCGCTGTTCTTTTACTATGACAACTGTGGCACAAACTCATTAGATTACTATATACATCACGCAGTTCTGGATGTTCTGATAATTTCTTTATATGATGCACATCATTCATTGGAGTGTATATATTTTTTTTATAGCAGTCAGCACATAAAGGATGATCTGTTATATGTTGTTGTCGCACAACTTTCCACGCACTATCATATCCTCGTCTGTAACTATTGGGTCTGTTTTCAGCTATTTTAAGTTTATTTATTCTATTGGTCTTTGGAAGATGTGGCATTTTATGATTGTTTACTTATATATATATCTAAAAGAATATTATAAACTATATGCCCGGACCTATCGCAAGTGTACATAGCCTAGAAACAACAGACAAAAGACCAATCACAGTTAGTGATGGCATTGTTCCCAAAGCTCCAAATTGGCTAAATGCCAATGCTAAGAAGATATACAAAGCAACCGCCAAAGAGATTGTTGCATTGGGTATTGCTGGCAGAGCAGATGCCAATGTGCTCGCTATATTCAGTATGCAATATGATAGATTGATGACACTATCAGAAAAAAATGATGGCGAGTTGCCAAGTCAAAGATTGTTGAATGACTTATCAACACAATGTCTTTCACTCATAAAAGAATTGGGAATAAGTCCAAGTGCCAGAGCCAAGTTGCGTATTGCCAGAGTAGAAACAGATGATGACTTGGATGAACTAATGAAATAATGGCTGATTATGTATATGACGATAGTGAGCCTATAAGAATAAAAAAGTTCTTTGAGAACTTTTTAACACACAGTAAAGGAACTCACGCCAACAAACCATTTGTGTTGTTGGATTGGCAATATGATATAATAAATCAATTGTATGGTGCTCACTCAATGGATGGACTGCGAAGATACAGAAATGGATTAATACTTGTGCCACGCAAAAATGGCAAAACATCTCTTGCAGCAGGATTGTGTATATATGAAATGTTGTTTGGCGAAGCCAGCGGTGAAGTATATGCTGTTGCCAATAGCAGAGAACAAGCACGCATCATATTTGGCATTGCCAGTGAAATGGTTGCACGCAGCAGCATTTTGAGCAAACGCATAAAGGTATATAAAAACGCATTATATAATCCAAAGAATCGCAGCACATTCAAAGTATTGAGCAGAGATGCCAACACTGCTCTTGGACTTAATGCTTCGTTTGTTATTTTTGATGAACTGCTGGCAGCACCAGATGATGCACTATACAACAGTATGGTGACAAGTATGGGTGCTAGAAAGCAACCATTGATGTTGAGCATAAGCACAGCAGGATTTAGCAAAGCAAGTTTTTTATATCAACTGGTTGAGCACGGCGAAAGAATAAATAATGGTATTGTAAATGACGACACATTCTTTGCTCGTATATATGGACTGAAAGAAACTGATGATTGGACCAAAGAAGATGTATGGTATAAATGTAATCCAAGTTTGGGTCATACCATCAGCATAGAGTTCTTTCGCACTGAATATAACAGAGCCAAAGAGTTTCCACGATTTGAGAATGCGTTCAAGACACTATATCTCAATGCTTGGATTGACCACGAAAAAAATTGGATTGGTGATACGCAATGGATGTTATGTGGGAAAGATACTGATATAAGTGAGTTCAATGGCGAAACTTGTTATGCTGGATTGGACTTGAGCAGCACCACAGATTTGACAGCATTGAGTTTATGTTTTTATAAAAATGAAAAATATTATATTTTTTGTTATAGTTTCTGTCCAGAAGAAAATATAAAATTACGAAGCAGAAAAGATAAAGTGCCATATGAGTTATGGAGACAACAAAATCATTTATTTAGCACATCTGGCAATGCTTGTGATTATGACTTTGTATTGAAAAAACTGGTGGATTTGAGTAAAGAATATAATATAGCATCTGTATATATAGACAGATGGAACAGCAGTTATTTGAGCAACAAACTAATGGACGAAGGATTTAACGTTACAAACTTTGGACAAGGATTTTCGTCAATGTCATCACCTACCAAAGCACTTGAGCGACTGGTGCTGGACCAAAAACTGGTGCATAATAAAAATCCAATATTACGCTGGGCAATAAGCAATGTTATATTACAGGTGGATGCTGCTGGCAATGCCAAGCCCAACAAAGCCAAAAGCAGAGAACGCATTGATCCAGTGGTTGCGACTGTTATGGCGTTGGAAGGTTGCCATACAGCCAATCATAACAGCAACGAAGCAAATATCTCTTGGGTGTGATTTGTAAATAAAACAACATAATTTATGTATGGACTTATAGTTATAGACACACATGGCACTATTAGACTTTCTTAAATTCAACAAAACTGTGGATGAACCAGTTGAAACTCGCAGCGACACGCTTGGTGGTCCAGTAGTTCTAAACTGGGATAGTGCTTTTGGCTATGGACGCAACATTGATAAACTCAGCGTTGTATATGGTTGCATAAATCTGCGAGCAAGTACCGTTGCCAGTTTGCCAATACAACTAAATCGTAAGTTAGTTAGAGGACATGAGCCAGCCAAAGATCATGAATATTATGATTTGATTACCAAACGTCCAAATGGCTTTCAAACCAATTATACTTTTTGGCATTGGGTTATTACACAAGTGGATATGTTTGGTAATGTATATATCCAGAAAATCCGTAATAATGCTGGAACTGTAATAGAGATGTTTCCACTAAACCCAATCAGTGTTGAGGTTTTTATGAACAGCGATGGTATGCCGTATTATAAAATGAACATCACTGGTGTTGATGGTGTGAACTATTACAAAGAATTTAGTTATGACCAAGTTATTCATATCAAAGGATATAGCCGCAATGGTGTATATGGATTGAGCCTCATTGATACATTTCGTACATTATATGATGGCTATCTGGAACTGGAAAATGCTGGAACAGCAATAGCCAAGAATGCAGCCAAGCCAGCGGGTGTTGTATATTATCCTGGCAATATGAAAGAAGAAGAATTGGAAAAGATGAAGAGTGGATGGAAAGCAGGATTCACAAGTGGCAACAGCGGCAAAACAGCATTTCTTCCAAACACAATAAAAGTTGAAACTCCAACTGTTGGACTTACAGCACAACAAGCAGAATATATACAACAAAAGCAATTTAGTGCTCAACGTATTGCTGCTGACATTTTTAGAGTTCCATTGCATATGTTGGGATTAACAAATGCTCCAACATACAGCAGCATAGAACAACAAGCCATTGAGTTTGTACAATATACAATCACACCACTTGTAACAAACATTGAACAACAAATACAAAAGCAACTATTGGATGATGCTGAAGATGTATATATAAATTTTAATGTAAATGGATTGTTGCGTGGAGATATCAAAACCAGAATGGAATGGTATAGATTTGGTATTGAGCACGGCATTCTTACACCAAATGATGTGAATGAAGCAGAAGATACTGGATTATTTATTCCATCTGACAAAGGTGGGGACGATTATATTCGTCCATTAAACTTCACAGTTATTGGAACAGCACCTATACAATCTACACCAGCACCTTCTGAACGATCAGATGAATATGCTGATAGAGTAGAGGCAACACCTGCTCCAAAAAAAGAACAAATTGTTGGCAGTGATAAAAATAAAGAGGGCAGTGCCAGTGGTAAGTCTGGTGATATAGACTTTGATGAATCAACCGAGACAGCGTTAAGTAACAAAGTAACAGACCACAACGCTGATGTAAAAAACGGTGCTGCTTATGCCAAAGTTAGTTTGGGCAAATTAAAGGCTGTATATCGCCGAGGCAGTGGAGCATACTCTAGCAGTTTCCGCAAAGGTATAAGTCGTGCAGCGTGGAGCATGGCTAGAGTTAATGCGTTTTTATATCTAAGCAAGAATGGCAAACCACAAAATCCAAAGTATACAACGGACAATGATCTACTAAATGAGAATCACCCATTGTTTGCTGATGAGTCCAGATATACATTTGATCCAGCAATTGATGAAGCACCTACACAATCTACAGCAGCACCTTCTATTTCTGCTAGTATCTAACTATTTATACTTATGAACAACAGCCTTGAATACAGAGCATATGATATGATGGATGTCAAAGTTGACAAAGAAAAACGCATCATACAAGGTCGTGCGGTTGTGTATAACAGCATGAGCAATGAACTGCGAACAACAAATGGTGATAAATTTAAAGAAATGATTCGTGCTGGTGCATTGACTGATAGTTTGGCAAACAATGATATTTTGGCATACAAGGAACACAATCCTGCAATGCTATTGGGTAGAAAAAGTGCAGGCACGTTGATGCTTGAAGATAGAGAAGATGGATTGTATGTAAGAATAAATATACCAGAAACATCATATGGTGAAGATACACTTGTGAGTGCTGAACGAGGCGATCTAAAAGGATTTAGTTTTGGCTTCAACAGTCCAAAAACAAAATCATACAGCAAATCTGGAGAAAAGATTCGTGAAATCAGTTCATTGAACTTGCGTGAAGTGAGCATTGTATCTAATCCAGCATATAATGAAACAACATTGAGTGTTGTTCGCAGTGAAGATTT